CTTTAAATTCTTGAACGATGGGTTGGGATTCATGCCAGCAAAATCGAATTGCTCGCCGGGTTTGTCTAATGGGTTAGTAGTATTCACTTTTTCTCTCTCTCGTAAGTAAGTAGGCCACAACCGCGCCGATAATTGGTGAAGCAAACACCACCCCTGCTGGCCCCATGGTTTCCCACAGCAACCAAGTTAAACCAGCAGTGATGATGATGTACCTCAAAATGGAATGTCGTCATCGAAGTCATCGAAGCCACCAGAAGGTGCGCCGCCTGATGACTGGTTAGGGTTGTTGTGTTGTTGCGAAGCGCCGCTGCTACTCTGGCCCCCACCGCTTGACCCTTGACCGCTACCAGAACCACGACTGTCGAGCATCTGCATTTCGTTGGCGATAATCTCTGTGGTGTAACGATCATTGCCATCTTTATCCTGCCACTTACGTGTTTGAAGTTTGCCTTCGATGTAAACCTTGGAACCTTTCTTAAGATACTCCCCAACAATTTCAGCGAGCTTGCGGAAGAAAGTCACACGATGCCATTCGGTTTTTTCAACCTTCTCGCCAGTGTTTTTATCTTTCCAGCTTTCGCTGGTAGCTATCGTTACATTGGTCACCGCTTCTCCGTTGGGCATATACTTCAGCTCTGGATCTTGTCCAAAGTTCCCGATTAAAATTACTTTGTTAACACCTCTGGCCATGTCTATTACTCCTTATCAATCATTAATTAATTATCTTACCGAGGCAGATATTTTTTTGAAAAGTTTAATTCCGAAGTTTGTTTTCTCGACCTTTTTCTCAAGCGCAAACTTATTAAGTCTAGCCTGATTGACTGTGATGAAATCTTCAGGTAAATCACCACGACCAATTGCCGCACATAAATCTTTAACGCTAACACACTCACCCTTCCAGTCAGTCCGGCTTGATGTTGAGCTACCATAATCCCCGCGAGCGGTTGGCGCTTTGGTTTTAGCGTCTGGCGCATCAGCTGCAGTGTCAACGATATCGTCAGCCAGCTCAGTGTTGCCTTCAGCCTCTGCTTCGGATGCACGCTGCAGGGCTTCCTCTTCGGCAGCCAGACGTTGGGCCTCAGCTTCTTCGTCGAGACGTTTCTGTTCAGCGGTAACGAACACATCCATCTTGCTCTTCAGATCTTTCTTTAGTTTTTCCAGAGCTGTGGTGTTGGGCCTGAACTCATCGTTGATCGCCTTCACGTGATCATTCAGTGGCCCGACTAAAAACTTCCGGGCGTCTTCACTCTTAAGTAATTGGCTGGCAACTATCTTGTACAGGTCACCACCTTTCGACAGGCTTTTCTGATCGACTATCTCTGCGCGGTCAACCTGCGCTCTCAGCTGCTTGGTTGCATTACTGATTGGCTCAACTGACGCCGCAAGGGTGGCTGCTGTTTGTACTGCTGGTGCGTTTAACATTTTGATCTCCTGTTAAAAAAATGTAGGTATTTCATTATCCGACCGTGCTTGTGGCCGGGTATCGGTGGTTAGGTATTCGTAAAACTCTTCACACTTGCCGACCATCCTATGGATGTAACCCTCATCAGGTTCGAGTTCAATTAACTTCAGTTGCTTGGATGGATCTTTCACTCGCGGGTCGTAGCTCACGAAGTGAATCAGCTCAGCGCCAGTGCATAGCGCCTCGCAGTGGGTTTGTGGTTTGTATGTCTCGGCGCCCGAACCGTAGACCACGGTCATCATATGGATCTCAGGGTTGGAAGGACACTTTACCTCGCCGACGATTTTTTCTTTGGGTCGCCAGAAGTCTGGGCTGCACCCGATAAAACTGAGAGCGTCGTGAGTAACAAAGGCTGGGCGTTCAACATCGACATTATGGATTAACTCATAGTGATCGACGGCCTCATGCTCCAGAATTATTCCGCGCTCCATTCCGGCAGACTGGTACCCTTTCTCAAGAATTAGCTGAGGGTTTTCGATCTCAGCTTTCATCTTGTTAAGCAAGGTGATCCATGCCCGGTCGCCACCGTTCACGATGGTATCCATCTTGGATCCAGTGATCACTCCAACGTGAGCGAGGAACCATTCGTCGCTAAGTTGTTGCATCTTTTTTCTCTTTGGCTTTGTAGGCAGCCAGCGATTCAGCTAACCGCTGCTTGCAGTCGTCGAGCTTCGACATAGGGAGATCCTTCAGCGCCTCGATATTGAATGCTTTATAGATCCGCTTGATATCCACGTGCGAACCCTTCACCAGTTTTTCCAGCTGGCCAACGATAGTGTCATCCACCAGCAGCTCCTGAGCCTCGTCAGCGCCAGCGTCAGCGTCATTGAAGTCGATCCCTTGATGCACGTTAAGCAACCCCTCAGCGTGAGTGAAGCGTTCTGAGATAGGCCATGACACGGAGCCACGACGCAGTAAAGTCTTCTTGGCCATCTGGCCGTGGTCGCTCTCCCATGGGCCTTTCTTTCCTTTGTCACCACGAATCCATGCTTCAGACCGGTCACGGATAGCGAGAATATCTTTAGCTGTCATCATCTCGCACAGGTAATCCCCGTCGGATGTTTTGGCCAAAGAGTACCCGCCGATCAATTTATCTGGATCGTTTTCTTCTCTGTTAAATGGGTTGGTGATGTTGTGTACTGGTTTCTCGTCGACGCCTTTCCATGTGAACTCTTCACCATTAAGCACCAGCATTGCCTTAGCCCAACGGATCGAGCCAGAGTCGGTGGCGATCTTAATTAGACCGCGGTATGAGATATCAAGGCAGGCTTCCCAGACGCTGACCCACTTACCATCTTCCTTGTAGTTGCGCTTACGAGGGATCAGGTAGGCCAGTTTCTCAGCCGGGTTCAGGGTTAAGCCAATGGATGCGATGTTAATTACAGACCCCTTGAGGGATGACAGAGTACAGCCTTGAAGGTACTTGCTCTTCTCGATGACCTGCATGGCGAATAAGGTTTCAGCTCCCCAATTCAGTTCACTGCCAGCCTTATCAACGATAGTTTCAAACCGTTGTTTACCGGTACCGATGGACTGGCGGATGCTCTTCATTAGAGCTTTAGTCATTATGGTGTCCTCTAGGTGTACGTTAAGTATGCTCTAAGTAACATGATAGTCCTCAATTTGTAGAGAGTCAACACTTGTTGTAAGCTGCTGATAATCAGAGGATATGTATAGATGACCCCCAAAGAATTAGAAGAGGTTTGTAAAAATAACCGGCGCGGTGCGTCAGACGCCATTGAAAAAATGGGTGGCCCAGCTGAGGCTGCCCGGAAATTAACAACCGACGAGAGAGTGATCAAGACCGGCCATGTGTGGGCATGGTTAAACCGCGACAAGCGAGGGATCCCGCTGGAATACCTGAAGGAGATTGAAAAAATGTCAGGTGTTTCGCGGGAAGTTATGCGGGGTGATGTGCCATGGAGGAAGTAAAACAGACCGGACTCGATGCTGTCATTGCCAAAAAGGTTGAAGGTAAAAAACGTAAGCCAGCGAAGAAACATAAATATTTATTTCGGTGCGGGGATCTCGGCTATGATAAGAACGGCAAGAAAAAACCGTATAGGAAGGATTTGAAATAAGTTTATGGTCACCCACCCTAACCCGGTGAGGTAACAGGGAAAGCTCAGGTAGCTTACTGGTGCAGGCATTAGGCGTGTGGCATCGGCCTTCCCAGAGATCTCCGACCACCACTTTATGGTGGACATATAACCGTAAACCCACAACAGCCATGAGGGGTTGCAACCCCACATCTAGGGTGCGTCGGTGCGGTGGCTGGCCGGTGTTATATGTCTACCGCCATTTTTATGGACAGGAAGAATCACCAATGCTTGCAAGCAGGGTTGCGGCGGATGCAAACGCTAATACTGAAATGTTGGTAACGGGTACGGAGGTTCGAGTCCTCTCCCAACAGGGTGATTACTTTAGCGGGTGTGAATCCCGCCCTGTTCTCCAGTTCACTAACGGAGGGTAATATGGAAACCACAACAAAAGATAAAATAATTGGGTTTGTTAAAGATAAAAACAACTGGAAGATTATGGTCGGTGCTGGACTGATGTTACTCGGGGCATTCCTACATGCTGGGGTTCCGGCTCTTATGTTCGTTGCTGGCTTGATTGTTGTCGCATCGACCGATGCTTAGGTGGATGTTGTTGGGGGCGTGGACAACCACCTACGGGTGGTGTCACGTTCCCATTCCCATTTAGTCTGGTAAAAGCCCCCAGAGCAGGATGTTCATTCTGGCCCCGGTACGACAGGTTCTGAACTCACCATCCCAGTAGACTGCGGCGTATGGGGTCATCTTTACGTTGTAAACCAGAACCGCGTCCCCATGAGTTGGCGTCCTTTCCCGGGTTGACCAGAACTTCATCTTGAATTCAATCATAGATCACCCCCTTAATGCTTTCTTGGCTGATTTTGTTATCCCAAACCTCCGGCCAGCCGCTCTGAATAATTTCCGGGCTTTGGCTGTCCGATACTCCAACACGGTCATGAATCTTTTATTCCCCAACGGCTCTTTAATAATCCTGATGCCAGCTGCATCCATCAGTATTAGTTTGAAGAACTTCCTACCGTCGCCAACATGGATGCCGGTAAAGGTTCCGTTATGTGTTTTATATCTGACTACTTGCATAATATTTTCCTCGGTGGTTGAGGTTATATTATAACAAACGACTTTTACTGAAACGCATATTATGCTTGTATAGTAGTGTAAAACGCTCTAACCACAAGTGTTGGCGTAGTGAAGAAAATACTTGACATGCAGTCACAGTGAAACAATCAACGCTAAATTTGGAGAAAGTAAGGCTGCGTAGTAGTGAGTACGTGGGGCAAATATTTTTTTGCGCCCAAAGAAAAACCCGCTTGACTGGGGGAGCCTAGCGGGTCTATTCTGTTCATCTGATCTGACGTAATGACAAGTTACTCAGATCTCGAAAGGTTAAAGTGGAACCGATCGCGTGACCAAATTATAACGCAATCCCTCCGAAGCTCAAACCCTTTCCGTCGTCGTGAATACCAACGGCAGAACGAATCTGTGTGTGTGAAAGACTTGCGCCTACCGCTTAGGCCGGCGGTGCCATTAAAACGATTTTATTGGATGGGAAGATCTGGCCCGGAGTCATGGATTGACAAGGGGATCGACAATGCTGGCGCATGTGAGGCTCGATGGTAAGTTGACCTGCCATATGGACAAAGAGGTTCTCGAACCCCTATCCATGACGGTCTTTTGTCGTCTGTGGGAGATTAAAAACGGGGTTGACATTCTGTAGACAAACGCTCTACAATTTGTAGACTACCACCGGAGATATCATGAGAGAGCGGGAACAGAGAGACTATCAGGACAAGCTCGATACCGATACGCGACGGGAGTTTAGTCGCGGGTATCGCAAGATCCTAGTCCAGTCACCAACCGGTAGTGGTAAGTCAGTTTATTTTTCCAAAATTATTAAGGGCGCTTTCGATAAAGCTAAAACCATTCTGTTCCTTGTGCATCGGCGCGAGCTAGTGAAGCAGGCGGCTGGGCATATGGATGTCGAAGAGGTTCCTTACGGGATTATCATGTCCGGCTCAGCTGCCAGCATCTTTGCTCAGCTTCAGCTGGCCAGCATCGACACCCTCCGGGCCAGAGCTATGGGAGAAAAAACCCAGATAGATATGCCTGACGCTGACATTGTTATCGTTGATGAGGCCCACCACGTTGGTAGTAAAACCTACGAGAGAATATTCGAGCATTACAAAGACTCAGTCATCATCGGGGTGACAGCTACCCCGGCTCGCGGTGACGGCAAAGGGCTGGGCAATTACTTTGAAGTTTTAATTATTGGCCCAACGGTCAGGTACCTGATGGACATGGGTTACCTTGCTGAGGCCAGCTACATGGTGCCAAACATTCCTAACCTCAAGGACATTAAAATCCGTCGAGGCGATTACGTGGAAAGCGAACTGGCTGACGTGATGAACAACGCCAAGCTGGTTGGCAACATCGTCGATCATTGGGTGAAGTATGGAGAGAGCAGGCAGACGATATTGTTTGCAGTTAACGTGGCTCACTCACGAGCCATGGCAGAGAAGTTTAACGCCCTCGGTATACCTGCGGCACACATTGACGGGAGAACGCCTCTCAAAGAGCGTGACCTGATCCTTGAGCAGTACACCGCCGGGAAGTTTAAGGTTTTGTGCAACTGTCAGGTGTTCACAGAAGGTACCGACATGCCGGACGTCGCATGCATCGTTATGGCGGCGCCAACCAAGTCGTTAATTAAATATTTACAAATGGGTGGTCGTGGTTTGCGGCCGAAATGGGACGGTGGTGATTGCTTGATTATGGATCACACCGGGAATGTTTTAATACATGGAGAGTTAGATGAAGAGCATGATTGGGCGTTGGGCAAAGGGACTGTACAGGAGAGGGACGCGGCCAAAGCCGACCCGGATCCCGGACAGGAGAAAGAATTCATCTGTGGCGAGTGTGGGACGAAGTTCAAGAAACAATCACTTTGTCCTAAATGCGGGACGCCGCTTGGCCAAGCTACTAAAGATGTAGCGACGGCACGTGGTGAGTTGGTACCTCTGCCGAAAGGTAAGAAAGAAAAATATAACATCGACGACAAGCAGAGCTGGTACTCAATGTTTTTGATGCACGCAGCTGTTAAGAATTACAACGAAGGGTGGGCATTCCATAAGTACGAAGAAAAGTTTAAAGACAAATTACCGAACAGTTTTCACAAAGGGCTAGAGAAACCATCTGTGGAGTTTGCCGGTTACATTAAGTACCTAAATATAAAAGCGGCAAAATCTAAACAAAAATACGGATGATGGTTGAGTCTCAAGAAGACTGGGAAAAAAGATTAGGTATAGCCCCACTAAAAAAGGATGCGTTAGATATCATGATTGATGAAGCAAAAAAGCAGGTAGCTGAAGAGCGCGATTGTTCCGCAATTATAAAAACCATCACAGATCAGTGGGATGGTAACGTCATTCCTTTTCCTGAAGCCAAAGGTCTTGAACATAACATGCATATGTATCTGAAGGACGGCAAAACCAGAGCGTTCATCGTTACTTATAAGTTTGATGAGGATTGGAACAAGCTGGCGGATGTTCGTATCGACAATCAGGACTTCAGGAAAATCATGTGGCTTGAGTCGTTCTTCCATGCGTCGTTAATTATTGCGGTCGAGTTTAAAGACAAGCAGATGTTCGCTAAGGCTAGGAACTTACTGCAGGGCCAGATGGATATGGTTCATGATGATGGAGCGTTCTTGCCTAAAGAAAGATTTCAGCTATTGAGGAAAACAAAATGAGCGACAACACTCTAGGTGTATTTGTAATAGTAATATTATCTATACTTTTTGTTCTTACCACTGGTGAGCCAGATATAATCGACGGACTAATTAAGATGAGCAACAGATAATGTCTGGCATTGCTGGAGAAATGCACCACAACGCCAAGACCAACGAGGCTGATGTTGTGCTGATGCGTAAGCTGTTTGCAGAGAGGCGAAGGTTGATGGATGAGGCTGACAAGTTAACTATCGAAAAGATAGCGGAGAAATTTAATGTTAGTTTTACGTTATGTCGTGACGCGATATTTAGGCAAACGTGGAAGCACGTGTTAGACGACAGTGAATACGAGGTGAGCTGATATGATTCTAAAGGATGAGTTCGTACTGAAAGACAGCGACATAACGGTGAAGATCGAGATTGATTTCGATGACCCAGAATATCCGATACGTTTTGCGGTGAAGAATAAATGGATGACTGAGGCTCAGGCAAAACAGCTGAATAGATATCTAAATAAAATCAGAAAGATCTGGAAGACAAGGACAATCCCATGAAAACATTACACCACTACCGCATAGAAATAGTAACCAGCCCGGGTATGATTAACAAAGAGGTTGGCAATAAGTACCACTGGGGTCAGGTAAAAATTCTCGGGGAGAACAAGCGGAGACTTGTGCTTGATAATGAGTCATTCACAACCATAGAAAAAAAGAAATCGAAATACCTAACGTCATTAAATAGTCCGGCTATAGGGCATAATGTTGACGACACTATTTGGGGGTCATGTTTAACCTATACGTTGTACTCAGATAAGAAGAAGAGAAAATCAACGATCAAAAAAGAGATAGCGGAATACATCAGCAAAAAGTTTGGGGCTTTCTCTGACGTCGACCTGAGTTTCATGGATACATAATGATTTACCATTATCGATGTAGCGACAGGGCAAATTGCGGCGCTCGCAAAACATTAAAGCGTCTGATTGAAACATACGTCAGGCCGCCGAAGTGTCCCGGGTGTCACAAGCACAAACTGATGCTAGATCCATCGGTAAAGCGTCAGAGAAAGAAGTGGGATACATGCTGCTGTGGTGGTTACCCGTTCCCGCACAGAAAAGGATCTTTCTGGTGTGTACACAACACAATTAACCCGCCGCAGGAAGGCGATGTTCACCCAATTTACGAGGGGGCAGGATGAGTCAGTGGGCTGTCAGAAGAGTTGCTCCGTACACCGAGACAGGGATATTAAGGCTGCCTTGTATTCGGTGTGGAGAACAGGCTGAGGTTCAGTGGCAGATATGCTCGGACGGAAATAATTACAGGCCGCTGTGCTTGGAGTGTGATATTAAATTACAACTGGTGGTTCTAAAGTTTATGAAGCACCCGGCTGCGGTGCAGCTGGCTAATGAGTACAGGGACAGGAAGGAAAAATAATGGTCGATTATCACTATCTTAATATGGAAACAAAGAAGTTGTGTCTGAGTGATGAGCGTCTCTGCAAAGAGGTTGGTCACTGCGGCTTAACACGCGCTATCCCATATTTCGATGACGATAACTTCAATACGTTAATAGCCGGCGGTAAAAACTTTACTGAAGCAGAGGCGGTGGAGCTTTTTAAAGAGCTAACGGGTATTGTTATAGATGATGTCCGGCCGCCAAAAATTAATTTAAACAACGTAACAGAGGAGTAGAAAATGTCAGATCAAGAACCAGAAATAAGAGCAATGAAAGAGTTCACTGTCGGAGAGCTTAAGCGTTTGTTGACCGAAACGGCAGCCAAGGAAAGCCACAACATAACTGATGACAGCAGGGTAAGAATATTTTTTGGCGACCCAAGCGAAGGCAGACCCTTAATCCCAAAAGCGGTTGGGGTTGGTGGTAAAGAAGAAAACGAATTCGTGTTGGTTGTGGATAAGCCAGACAGCTCAGACATGATTGATGACCTGATCAGCATGTTAAACGGTCTTCGCGGCAAAGAGGGTGAATGCAATTGTCCTGAGTGTGTTGCTGAAAGAGCTGGTGGCGAGAAACGCAGTAGACGCTAAACCATGAAAGATATTATATTCGAGATCCCGGTATGCACGCCAATGCTTAACGTGTACGACAGGTGGCACTGGACAAAGAAACGTCAACACACCAGAGAGATGGCCTTGTTAGTTATGGAGGCCATGGGTTCACAGCGGTGGATCCCTGTGCAACGGTGTGTGTTGATATTCGAGCGTCACTCGTGGGGCAACAGGCGTCGTGACTGGGATGGTTTATTTGGCGGCATGAAGGGATTGCTCGATGCGCTTACATCTACCCACAAGTCTGGAGTTGGGCTTATTGCGGACGATTCTACCGAATGTATTATTGCTATGCCGACGGTGATGGATGTCAGGTGCGAGAAAGGAAAAAACAAAACCAAAGTTAGAATAATTATTATGGAGGATGAGTGATGGTCGGTTTACCAAAATACAAATGTAACAAGGTTGTTGAGGCAGGGAGAATTAACAACATCAATGTGTTCGATAGTGACAGCAATACAGCGTTGACATTAGATGTTGATGGGGATTACCAGACCATCATAAATGTCGATGGTGATTATATGAACAGGCATGTGCCAGAGGTTGGTGGGTACTACGTGAAGTACAAAGACGGCTACGAATCTTTCTCCCCAGCTGAATCGTTCGAGGAAGGCTACACGCCGATGGCAAAAGGATGATCAAATCTATAATTACAAACAGAGACAGGCTGACCGTTCCTTGCGACCAGACGCACCCCAATGATGTCGATTCTTTTCTGTTAGACCTTGTTGATACAGCTCAACACTTCGCTGCAAAACCTGTCGGGTGTCTTGGTCTGGCTGCTCCACAAATCGGCATTAACGCCCGGATGTTTGTCATGTTCCATGAAGGCAGGTTCATGGCGATCATTAACCCTGAAATTAAAAAACGCACAGGAGCTATTAACTACAAGGGAGAGATGTGCCTGTCTCGGCCAGACGTAGTTGTAAGAAAAGGCAGGCGGAAAAAGATCAGAGTTAAATATACCGACGAGGCCGGGGATGTAGTAGAACGTAATTTTAGCAACCTCAATGCTCGTATCTTCCAGCATGAATTTGATCACTTAAATGGGATATTAATATGAGTGACTTTGTGGAGCTGGCGTTTGATCACATCGAGCATATGTCTGCCCGGGCCGGAGCGATCCTGTTTGATTTTGGTGAGAAGGAGCCTGTCTGGGTGCCGAAGTCGCAGATCGACATGGATGAGTTCGATCCAGAATGTAACGTGGTGCCAGTAACGGAATGGTTTGCTAACAAAGAGGGCTTGATATGAGCTTAAGACGAATAGGAAAATTTAAAATACCGATGCACGTTCTGCAGGACGCAGACACAGCAGCGATTCTTGGTAAGTTGGAGTTCGTGCCGATGCACGCAGATATGAACAGTTGCGAAGGTGAGGCGTTGTACACCGGGCTGTCGCCAATGTTTGATGAGGTTGGTATCGGCAACAAGATTCCAGATTACATTATAATTTGCCATAAGGATGGCGACGGTAATGTTGATAAAGTGGAAGCGGTAAAAGAAGGTGGGTGATTTGGTTGATCTTGGCGAGGCAGTTGAGCCGGATGATATGCCATGTTGCCCGTTGTGTGATAGCGCCATGATGGATTGGGAGCCTGTTGCGTTATTTGTTGCCCATGGGTCGGTAGCTTTGGGTCACGTTATTTGTATTGGTGAGGAGAGAGCCGGTCTGGGTGTTTAAGAACTCGCGGTGGTAGTGAGTAGAAAGCCCCTGTCCAACTGAAGCATCACTTCAACCGGGCAGGGGCTTTTTTTTTGGCTACGATTTAGTGCTGTACGTCAACGACACCAGAGTCGTGATCGATAACAATCCCGGCCGCAGAGTCCATGATCCCGTGAAGGGCTTGACCTACACGAGGCAGATCAGCCAGACCACCCTTCAGGTTTTCAGTAACGGCGTTGAAGAAACGCCACACCGTGTCACCATCCTGCACGAACTCTGGGTGGCTCGGGTTCTCATACTCCTTCAGGATCTTTGGGATCTTGGTGGAGGTCACCACACGCGCCCTGAGCAGCTCGATAAGCAGATGGTCAGCCTGAGCCTGTCCAAGTTCAGCTTCCCGGTAGGCCTCGATGCGTGCGTCCTGAGAGATGCGTAGGCCATTGATCTTGCCAACCGCAGCATCAACCAGACCGGTGAGATCTCGGACGATGTTGGATGTGTGACGGCGTCCGAACTTCACCTCGCCAGAAAAGCAGAGGTTGTCGCAGACAAATACACCAGAGCCAATGACCAGCCCAGCAGGGAACGACTTGTCGTGAGAGTTCCGCAGGCCAACGATGGTGTTGTAGTCGTCGTTGTTTTTGCCGTTGGTTATCTCAAACAGGCCGAAGTACCGGGCATCCTTCCGGGCCAGAGCGTGTTCCTGATTAACGATATTGAACCCGGTGGCTGATAAGGCACGTTCGACCTCATCGACAAGCTGCCAGTGAGGGATGGGGTGCCAGCTCCTTGTTGGCATCGGTGTCTCACTGAGGTTCAGTTGATTGCGGTCTACGTGAGCGCCGCCAGAATGTAACATTAAATCCATGATATTCTCCTTAATGGTAGTGATAAACTGTTGATTCTGCTATAATTGTTAGGCTCTTTAACAATCTAATCGGCCGGCTTTGCTGTCAGCTCTTCAGGCCACCAAACCCTCTGTTCGTTGGCGTACAACGAGCCGTCTTTCTTGATGCGCTTAACATGAACATCGAACTCGTGGATGTCGCTATCGTAGTGGTAGGGGGTGATTCTGGTAATCTCAACCTCATCCCCGCGAGAGATCACCCTGTCGCCAACATTAAAAGGACAAACAAGCAGGGCCAGCTTCCCCTTCAGGTCACGGCGAACCTCCTGTAGCTCACTAATATGCTTTGCATGTGATCTGATTGTTGTCCGGTACTCAGCTATTTTTTCTTTTGCGTTGCCCATGGTATTTCCTCTAGTTAGTAAATTAATAATCACAGCCCTTGAATCTCAGGAACCGTGCGTGACGCTGCAACACCTCGCCAAATGAGATGAGATCCTCGGTTGACTCGTTGTATATCAGCTCAAAAAAATAGTCATCAGGGTCACGTGGATCAGATGCTGCCCCGGGAGAGTAATCCCAACCGGCAGGCACCTCGCCTCTCCACCACAACTCAGACGCGATAGAGAACCAGAGGCCCATGGTAGAACCCCAGCTGTCGTGCGTATCCCTGAATAATTTGAAGTCGTGCTTGGTATCCATAACGCTCATGAGGCTTTCTCCACTTTGTGGTGACAGATGCCCTGCTCGATCAACGACTCAGCTGCCCTGCCGAACCAGCCCTGCAGCTGCCAACACAGGTCAGTATCAATCAGGTACTGCCAAGCAGCGATAACATGCTCTTCAGTGCCATCGGACTCAACGAACCCTTCGCAGATCCCGGTAGCAGTGAATGAATCAAATTCGTATGACATGGTCATTCTCCTCAGTGGTAGTGAATCCAGCAAAGCACCCGTTACCAGATGCTTCACTTGATCAGCTATTTACAGAACGCCGCGTTGTCAGCAATACGAAGCAGCTCATTATCAGCTTCTTCCTGAGACAGATAGACGCACTTAATCTCATCAGCTCCAATTACTCCGCCATCTTGCAGGAAGACGTCTCCATTACCATGTACGCTGGATATCTCGCGAATTTCTTTGTCCTCCGGGTCGATGATGAAATCACCAACCTCTAGGTTGTCTATATGCATGATCATTTTCCTTTATGGTAGTTAACTAAGTGTCGCTAGGTTCGTCGATGATTAGGCGATAGTGAAGAAGTGATAGCCACCTCTGTAGTGGTTGACGAGCTTCTGGCCCTTCGGAGTAACGACAACGCTACTCACTGGTGGTCTGGCTACTGGGTTAAGGGCGATGTCTCTGATGGCAGCGTGTAAGCTGTCTTCGTGCTTCTGGATGGGTGATTTCTTCTGCATGGTTAGTCTCCTTGGTGGTAGTGAAAACTTAATACTCTTCAAATATAGCAACGATTAACTAATGTGTCAACAAAATGTAGAGTCTTTTATCCCCCTGTGCTACAGTCATTTCGTAGGGCTGCTGGTTTGTGGTCTAGCTGCGTTTACCACTAACACACCTCCAGTGGCCGGTGGCCCTGCAACAACTACCACCAAGGAAATAACATGGCATATCTAAAAGTTGAACACGTTCACGCCCACAACAAGGCGACCAGATCATCACTAAAGCTCAGCATCTACGTGAGTGCTGATGGTGAGTTTTATTGCCACGTGTCTGATGAGTATTTTATTGCAGCTAAAGGGGTGTTCAGTTACGTTCGCAAAGACCCAGACAAAGGGAAGATGAAGCTGATCGCCGAGTCGCTAGATCAACTGACATCCAGAGCCGCCGAGATGCTGAGAAACCACATCACCCCGGAAGTGACCGAAGAGCATGTCATTCGCTACAACATCGAGTCCCACGTGTCTTTTGCTACAGATCATGATGGCAACATCTGCCCCAACGCAGGCTACGATGGAGCGGAATGGATTCACGATGACAGGGAGAAACTGTACGGAAATCATGATGCATGTAGAACATCCAAAGGTGGGTACAGCCTAACTATCGGAGCGATCGCGGTGACTAAAACAACCTATAAGTATGGCGACGAAGAGAAAGTTGAGTACGACAAATACTACAAAGGCGACAGCATTCACGGTCACGACAATCCGGCCCAGAAGCTGAACAGCTGGTGTTCATTCCGTCTTCCTGAAGACGCTAAAGAGATCCCGTACACCGATGAGGCTGCGCTGTTCTTCCATGACATGATGATGGGTATGGCCCGGTTGTCACAGATGATCCAGAGCAGCACCTTTGATCAAGCTAAATTGTTGAACTTAATAGAGTCTGGCAACGGTCAGCTGTTGCTGGGAGGGAGAAAATAATGGGCCTAGCATGCGAGTGTGATACTGACTGGTGTCCAGAGCCGGGGGACTGGATGTGGTCAGGGGATGTCAGCGATGACTATAAGCCGCTGACTGGCCAGCGACGCAAGCGGTGCTGCTCATGCAAAGAGCTGATCGATATCGGTGCGCTGGTGATTGAGCATGGCCGGGCCAAGATCCCTGAGTCAGAGATCGAGATCAGCATCTGGGGTGAGGATGGCCAGATCCCAATAGCCTCTGACTGGATGTGTGAGTGTTGCGGTGATCTGTACTGGTCACTGGATGAGCTTGGCTACTGCGTCAGCCCACGTGAAGACATGCGCCAGCTGGTGAAGGACTACGCTGCTGAACACAGCAAGGAGTGACTAGTGAAACATTTTATAGTTCGCACAGAAGAAGAGGGGAGTCTTGTGCATTATGAGGGGGCTAAAACAGACGGCACATATACGTTATGTGGGCTTTCTTATGACGAGGATGTTC